TAATTCAGCTTGAGGATACTACTCTCAAGATACTTCTGATAGTCACGGGACTTCGAATCCTGGTTGAGCATCTGACCGTCGATATGAATTTCGAACAGTCGGGGCAACAGCCCACGACGAATCAGAAACTCTTTGCGACCGATCTGGAACTCAATCTCAACGACCATATCTCGTTCGTTGATCGTGTTGACCAGTTGGGGAAGGTTGATTCTTCGGAACGTCTTTCCAAACAGGGCGAAGCACAGAGCATCCAACACAGTGGACTTACCAGCACCATTCTCCCCGGCGATCAACGTCGTCTTAGATTGCAGAAAGTCAATCTCAGTAAAGTTGTTGCCCGTCGAAAGAAAATTCTTCCATCGAATCTTCTTGAATACGATCATTACACTTCTAGATTAACCGGAGCATCCAAAACAGAGACGGGCCCGTTCTCTTGACTCTTTATGTCCTCGTAAGGGCCTGACACCACTCGATAGAATTCTTTGCCCACACAACCCAAAGCCGCTTCCACTTCCTTGACGGCCTCGTAACGCAAGCCTGTTGGTCGGGAAAGAACCCACTCATGGAGTAACTTTGAAATGGCGTAGTTCAATTCCCCGTCGATGTGACCCGCAGCAGCGAGCCGTTCAACCAACGGAAGAACATGAACATCAATTGTAGGTCTGGTTTCATTTTTAATATACGGCATTACGAATCTAAAGCCTCCACATATAATGCCCTGACCAAAGATTTTAGCTTCTCTGGTTTCTCAAGGTGTTCCATTGTGTCGATCTCATTTTCAATCAACGTCATGGTATCTAATTCAATGTTCACATCTTCGATGCCATCGGCGTCGCTGAAATCCTCAACGATGGAAAGATTGGCAACACCAGCATCATAGAAAGCATCTATGAACCGGTCAAAGATGTAAGGTTTGGTCTTGTTGACCACGACGATCTTGACGTACCTATTTTTGTACTGACTTCGATCTTTCGTGGTGTCGTAATCGTTCTTTGCATCGTCATACAAGAACTTGTGAAACATCTTGTGCGGGTTCTCAACGAATTCCATTTCGCGTGTCGCGGTATCGAAGATGTGGAACCCCTTGGTCACACCCAAATCAGAAAACGTGATCTGCCATGGGCTGCCCAGGTAGGTGGTGTTTCCCTTCACTTGCTTGTGGTGAAAGTGACCAGAGTATACAGCTTCGAATCGCTTGAACGGGACTCGCGTCAAACCGTCGTCGAACCGAACGCCTTTGTATACTTCGAAGCCCTGAATCTCAAAGTGACCCATGAGAATTTCAGCGGTCGTCGTCTTAAGAAACTTCAACGAATCGTCGTAGTTGTCCCGATTTATCCATGGAACCAACCCAAGCTCAAGCCCGTCGAAACTCACAGTCGCAGGCTCAGCGTAGATGGTTAGGTTGCTCAACTCACCAAACAACTCGGTGATCGCATTCAACTCCGAAGTATTCTTAAAAAACACGTCATGGTTTCCAAGAATCAAATGCAGGGCGATGCCCCGGCTCTCTAATGCTTTCATGAACCGGGTCCGCAATCGTTGCAGCGTCTTGAAGTTGATGTACTTTCTACGATCAACTAGGTCGCCCAAGTGCAGCACGGTCTTGATGTCGTGCTTCTCAAGGTATGGTATGAAAACCTCCTCGATGAAGCGGTAGAAATATTCAGAGAAAATTTCAGCGTCGTTTCTGGCACCAAAATGGGTGTCATTGATTACGGCTATCTTCATTCGGTCGTCTCGTCGAACGAACCGTCAAGAGTACCGCGAGTCGTTCGCTTCTTTTTTGTAGTAGCTTTCTTCTTTCGACGCTTAGGTTTGACCTTAGCATCGAAGTTGGCGATATCGAGCGAAGTGAGCTTCAAGTAATCAGCAATGACGTTCTTAGAATCACGATCAACCATGTTATTATCTCTCGCCCAATTCACAAACGATTGTCTGTGGTTGGCCGCTTCGAAACAACGAAACTTGATGTACTGTTGCTTCTTCTCTTTCTGGATTCGACGCAGAAATGCGTAGTAGATAATCTGTGTGAAATACGAGAACGGATTCGACGACTTCGCAGGGTCGAAATTGGAGCAGTACATCAGGCAGTTTTCGATACCATCGGAGATCATCTCCTCGCGGTACGAATAGCCGATGAAGTTTGGTCGGTATGACAGGTGCGTTGCGATATCAAGAAAGCACTTACCGATATACTCGGTCACGCCTGGCTTCTGGTCGCCTGCGGACTCAGCTTCGGCAACCGTTACTTTCCAGGCAACCATAGCATCGAGGAATTCTTCGTTGTCCACGTAGTGGGCAGCGTTCTTCTTCTTCTTGCGACGTGTTTTCTTCTTCGTGACCGGTTTGGTCACTCGTTTCTTTTTAGCCATGGGATAATCTCAAATATATTACTATTGTACCTAAAGTATACAACCAGAACAGCTTGGAGTCAAGCAAATTCTGATAACTCTAGTCGGGCGGTGGGCCTTCCCAGCGGTTTCCATAGGGATCGTGCCATCCCTTACCATCCTCGTCGGGCATAATATCCAAACTGCCGTCTATATTCGGAGGACTTTCTTCTTCGTCATCTTCATCTTCATCTTCGTCAGGTGGGTTGACCAACGACTTCCAAGGTTCGTCGTCGATGTCTAGACCCACACCCTCCAAGAACTTCATCAAATCGCCGAGGCTCATGTTGATGAAAATTCTTCGATCCTTCTTGTTAGCCTTGTGTTTCTTTGCTTTGTCTGCGGCAATCTGCTCGTCGGTCTTGTCTAGCTCGTTAGGGGGAGGAGTTTCCGTGTCGATGTTGGCTCGCATGGCGTCGATGCGTTTCTTCTCGGTATCATAGACCGCGACGATCACGGCCGTGGGTTTACCCCAACACAGAATCTCGCTGCGAGGAACGATAGCGGTATCGTCGTCAGCGAACGCTAACCACTCGGTCATAATCAATTTTTTGGGGACAGGGTTGCGATCTTTGTCCAAGCCCATCATAATCTGAATTTGCATCGGTCGCCGAAGGACGTAGTGATTCTGATCCTCGGGAGTTTCAAAGCACTCAGCGATGACATCTTCGCCATTCTTGAACTTGAACAATCTGTAATTGTTGGGTATAGCCATAGATTTCCTCGTCGTGTCCCATATTTAGGGCGCTGGCACTTTGATCTTTACCGTCCGGTACTCAAATTTCTCTGCGTTGTACAACATTACCCGGTCGATAAAGTGCTTGAGGGTGTAATTTTTTCGCTTCTTCCAATGTAGGTCGTCTGCTACGTCGAACAGCTTTGCTACGTCTTTTCTGTCTCCTTTTCTGAGGGATCGTCCAAGACTCTGGAGGATTCTGATTCTTGATTTCGATGGAGAAGCAAAGACGATGTTGTGTAATCGCTTGATATTGATTCCCGTAGAAAATGTTCCGTAAGAGGCGACGATAATCGCATCATCTTCCTTCTCAGTGATTCGACGGATTTCTTCTCTCTGTGTGACTTCGGTTCCGCCATAAACGAAGAACACTTTACGACCATCTCTGGCTACTTTCTCGATACTTTTGTGCAATGCTCGACCGTGCTTCTGAACCAACCGATAGAGTACCAGAGTATTGCCCTTGAGGCTGATAGTGAGATCACGAAGGAACTTGTTTCGACCGTTGTGCCCCACCAAGAAATCAATCTCCTCATGGTAGGTTAATTTCTTGCAGAGGTTTCGGGTCTGCTCTGGATACTGTAGAAGGATGCAATCAATACTGAGTTTCGCCAACAGGTCCTTGTCCATCAATTCTTTGGTGCTGACCACCTTCTTTGCGGGACCGAACAGCCCTTCGATGACCAGCTTGTGCGTCTGTGTACCGTCGAGCGTACCAGTAGTTCCTACCCTATAGTCGCAATTCTTCAACTTGGTCATGATGGCCTTGAGGGACGCTGCCTTGAACAGGTGGCATTCATCTCCCAACACAGCACCGAAATGCTTGAAGTAGTTACCCTTCATCTTGTAGATGGATTGCCAGGTCGATACGATGACCCGCTTCTCAGAAATCTTGTCTCGACCCGCAAAGACCATATGACAATGATCGTCTGCCTTCCACTTTGGATCCTCCGATGAGTAGTCAGCAAAGTCGGAACACATCTGCGAGACGAGAGATGTCGTCGGCACGATGATAAGAACCTTTCGATTCTTGGGCAACGTGTCGAGATAGAACCGAACGAGAGCGTAGATAATCAACGACTTTCCCGAAGCGGTCGGTGAGATCAGCAGACATCGTTTCTTTATCAGTGCATGTTTCACGCCGGCGATCTGGTGGTCATGCGGAGACAGGCGCTTACCATCAGAATGTGGCTTCAAAACCTTCTCGAAGAAGTTGGTCACGTCCTGATCGGTGATGTCTTGGTCTTTCGCCCACGCATCTTTTCCATCTCTGAACTCTACCGTATATTCTCTCTCCTCAGCAAAGCGAAAAACGTATTCAACCAAACCCGCAAAGAGTTTGTAGTCGTGGATGTTGTACAACCTAATTTTACCATCCCACATCTTGTTCCGATATGAGGGCATGAACTGGGCCCCGGGAACCTTGAACGTGAAATAGTCGCAGAGTTCCTGCGACAAGCCACGATCACACCACACCCGACAATACACCGAGTCGATACGTTCTATGATAAAATCAGCCATGCTCTAGGGCTGAAAGGTTTCCCCATTCAAGCGAACGGAATCGCCTCCCAAATCACCTTCAATAAGCTCAGTCTCGACACCAGCTTCCTTGAACATCTGAAAGGCCGCGTCGATCGAAGTCTTCCATCGTTCAGGTGTGTTGTCGAAGATTTTCTTGTGCCCGATCACTCTGGTAATACCAGCTTGGATGATCGCCTTGCCGCACTCGCAACAAGCAAACCACGGGCAAACCATGATGAGGCCTTCGGTTCGCACTCCCTTACGACACGCTGCGAAGATCGCATTGGTTTCCGCGTGAGCAACGAACGTATATTTCAACGGTCGTTCCATGCGTTCAGGTGTGTACTCGACCCCCTTGGGAAAATGGTTCGCACCGAAGCAAACGATTCCCTGGTTAGGTGCCACCAAGCAGGCGCCATTCTGAGTCGAAGGATCAGGACTGTGCTTCTTCGCGTAGGTATAACACCGTCGCAAGTAAGTCCGTTTCGTTTCGTCTGTCAACGTGAACGGCAATTCACGCAGCAAACCCGTTGGTGTACTATCAGTCGCCATGTTCAAATTTTCTCCAATCAATAGTACCTTTAATGTTCCACTGCCGTCCGGTAATCGCGTTCAGCACCTTCTCTAAAAACTCAACTTTCGCTTTCTGAAAAGCGAGCTTATCACTCTTTGTAATCAACTCATCGTCAGCATCAAGATAGATTTGTATATCGGCTCTGAGAATCTTGTGGTTCATCGGCTCCCAGCTATGCTCTTCCAACTCCTCTTGCGAGAGCTTGCCGGTGTAGTATTGCCACTTCAATTTGTAGAACCGTTTGTATTCTGCACTCACCCGTCGCAGCAGCAACTTCTCGTCCGTGTAATGATTGAGCCACTTGCTGTGCAATTGTGGGACTCTTGAGGATTCTCCAGCGAGATCAGTCCCATCTATGGGCGCATCTTTAGCCCACATCTGCTGATAAGTTTCGAGCTTCATACTAAAGTATACACTATCCACACGCAAAGTCAAGTATATTATGGTGGTGGAAGTGCGGTTGGGCAGAATTCTGACAACTCCAAGTCCAACTGATTTTGACCGATGACTTCCACATCAATATAGCAGAACTTGAAAGTCGCTGTTGCGATGATGGGATCTAAATCCGTCACAGCCGCATCAAAGTCCAACCCGGTCAAGTTGACGGGGAACAAGTCCCGGAAAAATACCTTAACGTTGACATTGCGGGCGCTAGTTAGGATAAGCAGAGTCGCATCGGACACCGTAGCGGGTTGGCCGTCTACTGGATCAAGATTCAATTCCTTGATACGAGACAAGGCCTGCATCCAATTGTAGACTTCAAGCCAGTCTGCCACGTTCTCATCGACTATGAATTTGAGAGTCAAATCCTCATACTCAATGCTGTCGCCTGGAACAGGAATGGTTATGGACATTGGGGTTTGATAGTCGATGCTACCGAACGTGACACCCGGAACATTTGCACCCTGACCAAAGAACGTGATGTTCGGCAATCTCTTGATCGAGAAAGCGAACCCCGTCGTTTGCAGAGGATTTGTGTTGGTAGGTTGTCCTGGTACTTGACCCATGCGTGGTCTCCTCGACTATATTTAGTCAACAAAAAACCCCCTGACTAGCAGGGGGTTTTGTAGTTTCGGAGCTAGGACACTCGTCACTAGGATTACAGGAGGTTGCGTACATCCACGATGCGGTAGTACTGATTGACTCGGGCTTCGAGATCAGTTGACTCCTCAACAAACGGGTTGCTGACAAGACCGTATCGTGTCTTGAATCCAATCTTCGGCTGGAAGCTATTCTCACCAACCGCACGCACCATCTGTAGAGGAACGTATGGGGTGTAGAAGATACCAGCGTCATAAGGACTCGCACCCTTGTAACCAGCACAGAAGAACTCTCGCTGATTTGCAGATGCTTGGAAGTACGGGTCAATGTAGACTCGCGTGCGACCATTCAGAACACCTGCGAACGTGTTACCGGTGTCATCAACATTCAAGTTGGTTGACATCGCAGGAGCATGGTCAAGAATACCAGCCATCGAGAGAGCAGAAGCGACATCGCTTGAGCAGAGGACCCAATTGCCCTTGCCTCTACGAGTTTGCTTTGCGATCTGGTTGGCTTCGCGTTCCATTTGGAAGAGAAGTCCCTTGAACTTCTCGACGGACCAACGACCGTTGGAGTCAGTGTTCAGGTCAAACGTACCAGGAGTGCTGGTATTTGACTGAGCGCC